GCCATTTTCTTCTCCTATAGTAACCGTATTATCGCGGCCATGTCTTGCTCGTCTTGCATCATGCGTTTGTGTGCGTAATATGCCGTCATAACCGTAATCAATTCCTGCTCGTCCTTCATTAAGTCGGAAGCAAGAGATCGTTTTGCAATCTCAACTGCTTCCTCGAAGTGCTTATCGACGGGCTTGCTCTTTAAAGTCTTAATCGCCGCCCGCACTTCTTTCTTTGGAGCCTTCTTTGCCTTATCTACGTCAGGCCCATAATCTGTCGCCCAGTTAGGGTTCCAAGAGGTTCCACCAGACGCGGTGACACCTGTCGCTTCAGCACCCCACTTGGCTACGCCCCATTTACCTGTTCCCCACATTAGTTAACTTCTTCGACAACTGTCTCTAATCCAATAATCATGTTATTGCCGTCTCTCAAAACTCTTTTGGGGAGTGANGCTGAAGCACTAGCCGCTATAGCTTCAGTCAACTTCTCAGATAGTTCTCCNATTGCCATTGCCTTTTCCGCCTCCATAGAGTTGTACTCTATTTTCGCTTCGTCTCCAGACAAATTTCTCGACACCATCATTGCCGCCTGATCCATCGCTCCTTCAAGACTTATTTCTTCTTCTGGGGAAGCCTTTGAAATTATGGCTTTGGCAAGCTCCACTTGACGGTCTGCGTCTTTCTGCGCGGCCTCGTATTGAAGTTTCTCTTCTTGAACTTGACGGTCTGCGTCTTTCTGTATGGCTTCGTGTTTCTGTTTGTCATTTTGGACCATCATGTCGTAGTCCCACTGAGCTTGCTTATCTTCTGGCGTTTCTGGATCTCTTTGAGCCTCTGCTAATTTGATCTGCATTTCTAATTCTTTAAGTTCTATTTCTTTGCCCTTCAGTTGAGCCTCGACTTGCTTTAATTGTGCTTCGGAAGACTTGTCATTTTTAACTTGTTCAAGCTCTTGCGCAATAGCTTGGCCTTGCTGTTGCATTTGTTGCATTTGCTGGCGACCTTGATCTAATTGAGCTTGAAGTGCCGCCGCCTCTGGATTTTCAGATTCGGAAATCTTTTCGTCTTCTAAAGACCTAATATTCTCAGGCAACATAGCCTTGAGCCTTTTGGCTATACGGTCTGCGCCTTGGAAGTCCATATGCTCAAGTAACGCATCGCCAACAACGCCAGCCGCCCCCGGCACTGCCCTCATTAGCTCAATTAGTGTTTCTCTTGTCTCTTCACGCTGAGTGGAGAACGATGGCCCTGTCTTAACGGTTACGTCATAGCGACCGACTGACAAGTTATAAAGTTTTTTGTCGCCTGTCATGCCCTCTTCAAGTGACCCTCCAGCCTCCTGCGTCAACTGCACAACTTTCTCGCTTTGATCTTCGCCAAGGACACGAATTGTCGAACGCTCAGAATAGACTGAAGGCAATATATCGACAAGTATCTTTCCTGCGTATTGTATGGCTCTGGAGAGGTTATCAATAAAATGAAAGTTAGAGACATCGCCTTGACGTTCTCTCGCCATAATCGCCCTGCCACTCGTCGTTAGACCTTGCGCCTATAGACGAAGGGTAAATGCCTGTAATTGCTTGCATATCTTCGTTTGAGCTTAACGCTTCCTGCATTGCGCCAGCAGGGACACTGGCAAAGGCTTGCCGTTGCGGTGCGCCGCCACTTGCAGGATCAAACTCTAAATAAGCGTGAGATCGTGTGTTGGCACTTGCCCATTTAGCTTCGTGGCCTTTAGGTATAAATCCTTTTGGCCCGACCCACGGTGTCTTAGGTGCTAACGCAACTAATTCAGTCGTAGCTGAACGCCAAAAGTTAAACATAGCTTGAGAATCTTTGGCATCGCTAATTAAAGATTTAAAGTATCTTTTTCCGTCTTGATAATATTCGTCGCCCCAGACTGGACAAATAGGAATACACATACCGGGCCAAGTCTCTTCTTCAAGAATTTCTACGCCATTAATAATGTAACGCATCACTTTAAAATACTGGCCCTCTCTTTCGGCTAATATTTGTATTCCAGACGCTTGAATAAAAGCCTCCATCAAACCAGCCTCGTCACTGGTAGGAATCTCAACGCCCTGACTTTCAAAAAATGCCGCGCCCAACAATTTCATTTGATCTTCGGTGGCAGTCTGAATGTCAGCCTCACCCGTCTCAGGATTAGGCACAGAAAATTTAAAAAGTTTCCGCTTGCTTTCAATACGCTTAAAATATTCAGACACTCTTATCTGGTCATCATCAAGCCAGTTGCCAGTGTCGCCGCCAATGTCTGACGAATCCCAAGCTATCATAGAGGCTTTGGGGTATAGTTTTTTGTATTCTTCTTTGCTCAAGTGATCACTAATAAAAGCGTAACGCCAGTCACTAGCGTCAAACTCAGAAGACGAAGTGTCCCAATGTACCGACAAGGCGTTGGGTATGCGTTTAATTTGAGCCTGTAGGTCAAAACTGTCTTGGTGGGCGTAGTCTATGTCGATGCGAAAAAAGCCAAAGCCACCCGTCACCGCTTGGTCTACTGCCGTGCCGTAAGCTACTTGAGCGTTGCTGTTGCGCTCTACGCTACGAATAATGCCGTTAATGACTTCCGCCGTGTCAACGTCTGCCCCGTTGTCAACGGGAGACACCTCAATGGCTGGCTTGTTTTGCTTGCTTTCATTTACGACAGATCGAATCAAAGCTGGTAACTTGTTAATCGTTAATACGGGTCTGGCCTCTTGCTGTCGTTGCTTGCGTATCGACGCAGGCCATTGATCTGAGCCACGGGCAAAAGACGTATCTTCGGCGTAGCGTGTGCGATTAAAAGAACTAGCCTGTTCGCTGTCTTCAAACTCTTCTATCGCTTCTTTGATTAATGTATCTGATGCTTTATTTTTTTTAGCCATGTTTCTATCCTTCATTAGCCCATCCAGCCGCCAGCTTCACTATAGTTGAAATATTCTTGCGGTGGTGACTTTTCTGTAGTCATCGCAGGAAATAATTCACTGCAAGCCCAAATTAATGCTTCGGCTCTGTCAGGTGACTTGTCGGAGCCACCCTCCCAGCCACTTGAAGTAAATAAACATAATTGATCTTCAAGTTCTGGAAACATTCCAACGTGAGATATTCTGTTGACCGAATATAACGCGCTAATTGGTTCTGCCCTAACGTGTTTGCCTCTAGTGGCGTGGACTTCAATTATAGGTAAACCCTTCCTGACTGTCTGTAAAGTGTGGCGACACATATCGCCGCCTTGGTTTTTCTCTATGACAACGCCGTCAGCTTCCCACTTGTCATACATGGCAACGGCTCTTAACGCCCATTGATGCGGCGACCCATGCAACGAGGCGTCTTCTAAAACGTAGCCATGCCCACCAGCGTCAATTCCAACAACAACTATCCCGTGTTCGTCACTTCTCTCAGTGTCACTAACGGCAGGATCAACTGCCACTAATATACGTTCTATGTCGTCTGGATATTCGTCTCTTCTGTTGTCGTTAATAATTTGTCTTGTCCAAATTGCGCCAATCGCCTGTGGCTCAAAGTCGCCGTTCCAAACGTGGCTGTAACGGTCCGGGCTGTTTTTAAGATCATGCAGACGCTCTGCCTCTAATTCGGCAGGAAAGAATTTGTTGTCGCTATAATTAGACTTAACAATAATTGCATTTTCTGGAATGTCTGAACCGCGCAAAAGTTTTTCTATTGCGTCTGTGCTATTTCTAGGGTTCCAAGAAAACCATAACTCAGAACCCGGCGCACGAATAGTAGGGCGTAATAATTCGATTGAGCGAGAACTCAACGTCTGGGCTTCTTCGCACCAAGCCACAGAATAATTCTCGTAACTTTTTATAGTGTCAGCCGTGTGGTCTTGCATACCGACAAAAGATATAACGCCACCGCCGGGGGTCTTAATTTGACTAGATTGAATTTCAAAAATTGATCCAAAATTTAATCTTTCGATTGTGTCTGCCAATAATCTGTGTGCGCTTTCTTTTAATGACTTTTGAACTTCACGAACACAGACGGCACGAAAGCCTTTACTTGTCGCCGCCCTCACAATCATCATTGCGGCAAAGTTCCATGACTTGGCACTGCCCCTGCCACCCCAAGCCGCCTTATATCGACCTTGCTTGCTCCACAATGGCTTAAAAACTTCTGGCACAACATATTTCATAGTTGTCCCCCAAGTTGATACGTAAAGTTAGTCGCAATCCACGAAGGTCTGGCAGTCGCAGTGTTAATGCGGATTCTAAGTGACGCTGAACGCCCTTTCCCGCGCACTCCACGCCATCCCCTGTAGACTTGGCCGTCAGTGCCCCAAATGCCGACACCCCACTTAGAAACGCCCCACAATCCACTACGAGTAGGACTGGCAGATGGAACGCCAGTTGGCGTTTTAACTTGGAAGTCTAAATTGAGATCAATAGCCGCGTTTGGGTTCCCGTCACTTTCAAATATAGGTTCTACAAGTTTAAATGCTTTATTACTTTGGCTACTTTTAAAGTACGAAAACGCCTGCAACGCATCTGCCTCAATGACAGCACCACTGTCGCTAGTTCCATCGTCAAATTTAACTACTTTACCGTCAGACGTACCAAAATACATATCATCGTCTAACATTCCAAAGCAAATTGCGTTCATACCTGTAAATTGACACGGCGCACCTGAAATAGTGTTAAATACGTATTGATGGCTAGTTGTTGACGATTGCATAATGTTAAAAATTAACATTGTTGATTTTGGATACAAGATAGGTTGCCACCCAAATATGTCGCCGTAAGACCTAACGGCAGTGTTTACAGCTTGCGCTATTTGGTCAGAAAGAGCCACGAGACGCGACTGTGACCGATCCATTGATAATATGCCACTGAGAGGCACAAAGCCGTCTTGCGTCATTAAAATGATGTCTGAGCCAGCTTTTACGATACATCTACGTCCAATTGGCTTACCAATGGCAAAGACACCGACAAGTTGCCAAGTTGCGGCGGCGGCGGGATCAGTCCCACTGTAAACAATAGCCTCGCCCTCAGAAGTTAGGAACACAGCAACGTCATCTGCTCCAGAACCAGAATCTCTAGTCCAAGTTCCCATTGCCATTATAAAGCCACCCTTAGTGGCTATTCCTGCTAACGGAAATTCAGTTGCCGCTCCAGACACACTGTTTACGCCTAAGTAATACGCCGAAAGACTGTCTTCCTCTCCAACCCACAACCGCCTCTGATGCAAATTACCCCAGATAAGATTTGCGGCTGTCATTCCAGAACAGGTTATCGCAGTCGTTGCCCAACTGCTACCATTATAGAGCAACGGCGTGTCCGTTCCGTTAAATAGCCTAACAAATTGACCGCCAGAAGTTCCCATATTTACAAACTGCCAACGGTTGTTTGAATGTCCAGTGCTGACAGCAGAACCTACTGCGCCTGTTGCACTTACGTTATATATTGCGTTGTTAGCGGCGGCAAATAATTGACCAGATCCAGTAGTTGGCGTGTAAGTTACCAAAGTTTCAACTGCGCCAGTCATTCCAGTTACGTGTTCTGTACTGCCACGGCGCACAGTTATTTTATCAGATTCTGGGAACCAATTAATTAATTTTATAGCCCTGTCAACTGGCATATCAGCCAAACTTTCGCGAGTATCCCACCCTTTAGTCGGTGGAGGCAGTGCTGACGAAGTTGAAGCCACTTACAAATCCTCCCCTGTAGCAGACCTAGATGCCTTTGGCTCTCCAGTAAAGTGTCTTGAATTCTGTGAAAATATGTCTCCAGTAGTGAGAATGTTTGCGCTTGTCTCGTCTGCGGAAACTAAAATATTAAATTGATCCATATACTGCCTTGCGGCGTTTGCACTTGGCTGGCCTTCTGCGTCTAGCCATTCAAAGATAGTGCCGTAGATTATTAGCTCTTCGCTTAACACAGAATAATCTGTGTCAATCGTCATTTCAGTTTTAACTGAATTGTCTGCCTTTCGCGCCCATTGCGTACTAACATATTCAAAGGCGCAAGTCGCGCCACTGGCAATAGTGGGAGAAGTTAATATGTCGCCGCCTCTGTAGCGGTATTTTTTGGCTTGGCTAGAATAAGATTGAACTTTTAGTCCTTGCCATTCGACAGGGCTTACAGGGCCAGATATTAAATTGTTTGTCGATCTATCCCAAAACGTCTCTGGAATTATACGATCAAAGTCAGACGGCAATGCCGCCGCCGCAATTAAAGTTTCTGTTCCTCCAGCAGTCACAGTCTTTTCTTTTGTCAGAATATTCCAAGCAAAAGATTTTTGTAATCTGTTTCCGACTTTATTAATTAACCGCAAAATATTTTGAGCGGCAGGGTCAGTGTTTGTTGCTATGGTCTCTGGGCGTGGGCCTTTCGTCTCATCTGCAACGGCATTAGCTATTGTTAATAATGTCATTGTAAATTCCTAAGAATGACTGGGGGTTTTTACGCCCCCAGTAATCCTAAATAGACTTATGCTGTTCCACTTACACGAACGGCTTGTCGCTCGTCTATGCACTTAACACCATACAGTACGTCAAGTCTCCAAGTAGATTTGTCGTTTGTGCCGTCATACACAGGAATAACGCGGACGTTAGTCCCTTTGTAGGATTGGCGAGAAACGTCAACTGCGCCCGGAGGTGACACAAGAGGAACACTAACCAATGCAAAAGCATTTCGAGTGAACATCATGTTCATGTCGTATCCTGTACCGCCAGTGCCTTTTAAAGTAATGGCGGCATTGTTAGCGGGTGCCGCTGAAGCAGTTTGATGCGCTCCAGAAGTAATCATGGCAGGACTAATCGTAATAGTCGCTGGCCCAGTTGATGCTCCTGAGTTCGCATCAGCAGTAACAACAAACTCTTTCAAATGCGAAAGTGTTGCCTTTGTTACAGGATTAACTGCAAAACACCCAGCAAATTTAAGAACGTCACCAGCTTTTACAATAGCTGTCGTGCTGTTTGTCCAGCCGTCAGTTACTATAGTTTGGGTGTTTGTATCTTTAGATGCCGCGTAAGTTACGTTTTGATCCGCACCGTTAACGAGAGGCGTTCCAGTGCCTACGCCAACAGTGTGAGTTGGGACGTTTTGAGACATAAAGGTTTCAACACCGCCAATGCTACCCAACGCGCCACGAGAGTAAGCCTCTCCGACTAATCTGTCATTAGTCAAAGTGGTTTGCGCTCCGATTAACGCCCAATGATCAATGGGAGAAAGAACCGCAGACCGACCGTCTTGAGGGACAGCGTTCTGATCCAAACGGCGTGGGCCGTGAGAAAAGTCACTGTTGCTGTTGATAGTCTGTCC